CCATTGGATGTAACGTTGCAGAGGACGGTTGTGGTCATATAGAACCAGGATGTCCACCACCAGGAATGCCTGCAAACAGTAGTACAACGACATCTGATGAGAGTGATCCAGATCCTGTGTCAGGTGAGACCACCACGACAGAGACCACGGTTTCATATACATATACTACAAGTCCCATGCTCGGTGATGGTTGCAAAAGTTGGTCGGCAAGTGGTAGTATGCTAGTTAGGCATAATCTAACCAAAGCTACACAAACTTATGCAAGTGCCGTGCAAGCATATGGCAATCCTTTCTTCTAATTGACGATAATCTAGGAGTATAGTAAAATATGGCAGGTTTACCAGCAGCAGTCTATGCAGGTGTTGACTCGGGTCATGGTATTTGCATTCCAGCAAACGTCCATGCTCCAGTGCCTTGTGCGGGCACTTGTAAGACAGCACCTAAAAAGTCAATTGCCACGATGTCACCCTTTAACATTTGGCCACCATTTGCACAATCGCCTTTAAACATCATGCAGGCGGTTGTAAATGTAGCTATTAGTGGGATGATCCCAATCTTGGATCAAGACTTGCTGACAAACCATCCCCCAACTTGCACAAATCTCATTGTTCCTGGGGGGTGTAAATCGCCACCCGTCCCAATTCCATGTCCAACACAGACATTATGTGTTGAAGACATTGCTGGAGGAGGAGCACACGTCCGAAAAGCAATTGCTACAACTAAGTCAGTGTGGTGTAATGGTAGGAGAATGTGCAGAATTGCGGATCCATTGGGTCCACCATGCATGTCGCTAATTGCAACAGGCGCAGCAAAAGTATACATAGGAGTTTAACTAAATTATGGCAAGAGCAAAAGTCGGTATTAGCGGTCAAAAACTAATTGAATCGAAACCCAAAACCACTCGACAGGGATCTAGCAAGAATACAAACTATGCTGCTACTTCTCGTAACAAAGCAAAGAAACGTTATCGCGGTCAAGGTAGATGAATCTAATTTGTAACCTTCCTGATGAAAAGGTATATGTCCGTAAGGAATATCTAAGAGATCTTCAAGATGGTTACGGAGAGTTTGTAGAGGGCGTCTGGGTGTCGGCTAAGTCGATTCCTGGACGTGCTTTTTATTTTGAGACGTATTTACCTGAATATGGGGCAATGTTTGATAAATTGCCCATCAGTGCCTTTGTAAGTGAAGCAAAAACTCCCGATCCAGACCTAGACCTTCCAAATTTGCAGTTTTGGAATTGCATGGACTATGGCGTCACATCGCTCTGTAAGCAGTTTACAGCGTCTATGGAGTGGGAAGTGCGTACAAGGCATTTCGGGACTCTTAAAGGGTCGTACATATGCACATTAGACAACTATCATGCCAACCCTGATGTGCTAGATTACTCAACTAGCGAAATTCCAGAGGAGCATAAGTCATTTAATCTCATAAATCTCGAAAATGGTCAGTTTGCACTGTATCCAAACAACCGTTGTCGCATTTATGACATTTCACTAACACCCGAAGATCCCAAAATTCCAGATTTTAAGGTTTCGACGGAGCATTATCAAGTTGAGAATGGAGTGCCTTGGGGTAGACTTGGTGATAACACTGATTATTTCTGGCGCACGAAGAAAGAGATTGAAGACGACGCTAAATAATACCTAGGGATAGCAACCCCTTTAAAAGTTCTGTCCCAACAGAGCTTAAAAATCATGGCAAACAATCCAATTCCAGATCAAAGTCAAGATTTCATCAAGTCGGGGATGGTTTTAATTACAGATCCACGCGCTGACAAGATTTTGAATAATCTGGATAAGAATCGTCCCCCTAAGGACAGAAATTCTAGATGGTGCGGTGGCAAAGGTGGTTTTGACGACTTTGTAGAAAGATGGCACTAAAATCAATTACTGGCGCAGATTTCGGTCGCAATAGGTCTAGAGCATTCAAAGACCTTGCGATGGATTTTACACGAAATGCATTTACTAACGATGTAAATAGTGTGTCAAATGATAATGCCATTAAGCAGTCGGTCAAAAATCTAGTCTTAACCGTTCCTGGAGAAAAATTTTATCAACCTAATTATGGATCTCGTATATCGGCACTTCTCTTTGAGCCACTAGATCCTTTCCTGGTAGATTCAATTCAAAATGAGATTCTAAATACACTTAGAAATAATGAAAAACGCATTTCTGTTACGAAAGTGCAGTGTGCTGCAGATTATGATAATAATGCCATTGAGGTAACAGTTGAATATAAGATTATTGGTCTACCAATTATTGAAAATGTAGATTTCGTATTACAGCGCCCCTAACCAATGCAACCCAAGAATTTAACAGCACTGGACTTTGAAGATATTAAGTCTTCGATCAAATCATACCTAAGAACTCGAGATGAGTTTACAGATTATGATTTTGAGGGGTCGTCTCTGTCGTACTTAATCGACATTTTGGCGTATAACACATATTATACGGCATTTACCGCCAATATGGCGATGAATGAGGCATTTCTGGATAGTGCTACTGTTAGAGACAATGTAGTCAAGCAAGCAAAACTTCTAAACTACACTCCAACTTCGATTAAAGCGGCATATGCTTACATTCACATCACTGTACAGACTACAGCTGAGAATGATGTATATCCAAACAACGTAACGCTGCAATCGGGACCTGTATGTACTGGTGGTAACTATGTTTGGAATATCCTAGAACCGATTACGGCTGTTGTAGATCAAACTACAGGTCAAGCAACATTTAGGTGTGTGAAAATTTATGAGGGCAGTATTGTCAACTTTTCATATACAGTTAACAAGTTTATCAAACAAACCTACACCATTCCGTCTCCAAACGCGGATACTTCAACTCTTTCCGTAAGAGTTAGAGCAAATGCTTCCTCAACTGCGTCAGATGTTTATAATCTTGTAGACAATGTGACTACTGTTACGTCTACAGACCGCGTTTATTTCCTCAGTGAAGGTGAGGATATGCGATTTGAGATCTTATTTGGCGATGGAGTAATCGGAAGAGATCTTGGAGACGGAGAAGTTATTGATCTCAACTATCTTGTTACGGTTGGAGCAGCTGCAAATGGCATCAGTAGATTTACTTTTGTTGGTAGATTCATAGACAGTAACGGTGCAGTCTATGGTGTTGGGCAGGTCGCGTTTGAAGTTGCAAACAAATCAAATTATGGATCTGCTGCAGAATCATTGGAGTCCATGAAATACTTGGCTCCTAGATTCTACTCCGCTCAATATAGAGCAGTTACCTCTCAAGATTACGAAGTTATCACTAAAAAAATCTACGATAACGCTAAAACTGTTGTTGCTTTTGGTGGAGATGAATTAGATCCTCCAGTATACGGAAAAGTATACATTGCGATTAAGACAAAAACGGGATCTAAACTCAATGATGCGACTAAAAAGTCGCTTGCTAGTCAGATGAGATCATACTCAATGGCATCAATTGAATCTGTTGTCATTGATGCGGATACGATGTACATCTATCCCAAAGTATTCTTGCAATATGACCCTGCTTGCTCTGGTAGAGCAGTTAGTGCAATTGGTAGTAATGCTCAAGCAGCGGCAGCAGACTGGGCAGCAACATCTGGTATCAATAACTTTGGTCAATCATTTAGTCTTGGTAATTTTGAAAGAGCACTTGTCAATTCTGATAGATGCATTACAGATTCTAGCACTCAGATTAGTTTGCTGAAATATATCAATCCAGTGCCACCAGAAACAAACACTTATTGCATTACCGTAGGACAACCCCTGTATGATAGTGGAGATGGAAGCGATGATGATGGTGGTGGCGGAGGAGATCAATCCTGTCCTAAGGCTCCAGTAATTAAATCTGGTCAATTCAGGACACTGCAAGATCCTGGAAGAATTCAATATTTTGAAGATGATGGATATGGAAATATAAGAATCTACTACAACAGTGGAAATAGAAAAGTATTCACTAATGATAAAGCAGGAACTGTAAACTATCAAACTGGTCAAATTTGTTTTGGTCCTGTATCAATCATTGGTGCTGGTGGAAACAATCTTCCTAGTATCACTGGCGGTGACTTTGACGCTGATTCCACAGAAGCAGAAGTTGATACTTCAGATGCAGCAATCGATAATTTGGGGGATCTAAGTATACCTGTTTTGGCAATTCCTTCAAACAACTCTACAATCTCGGTTTCTGAGCCAAGTAGCACAATTGAAATTATCACTCCAAACATCTCAGTTACCCCTATTGGCACGCCATTGCCTTCCAATATCCCAATAAATAGTCTTACGCCAGACGACTTTAATAATGTCCCAACAGTGATCGATATCCCCGATATTACTGTCCCAGGTAATTTGGCAAATCAACAGTGTTTCTGATAAATGTCTATAAACAAGGTTTCCCAAGCGATTAGTTCTCAAACACCTCAGTTTGTTAACGATTTTAATCCCCTATTTAATAAATTTCTTGAGTACTATTATAAGTCTCAGGAAAAGACGGGTTACGGTCAAAATATTATCAATGAGTTTCTAAATTACTTAGATATTGATAAACTTGACGTTGGAATTCTTGGTGGATCTACAAAGATTGTAGAATCCACAGGTGCTTCAGATTCTACAATCTTTGTAGAAAACGTTGATGAATTTCTAGAGAATGATGGCAGCATTCTAATTGGTGATGAAGTTATTTACTATGAGAAAGCAGTACAGTCTCCTAGTATTGGTCTATCTCCTGGTATTTCGTATGAACAGGTAAAGCAGAAGTGGACTACTCTTGCCAATCCTATAAATCTATTCGACGGTGTTGAAAGACGTTTTCAACTGACACTTCAAGACACTCCAGTTTCTCCCCCGTCAAACTTTCATGTACTCGTAAAACTCTACAATGAGTATTTGATTCCTGGAGTTGACTTTGTTATCGATGGAGACTTTATCGTCTTTACTACAGCACCAAGAACTAAATTGCCTGCTGACAGTGCAGCGGAAACTCAAATCATCTATTTGAGTGGTTTTATTGAAAACACCATTTACGCACTCGATAACATCTCAAGTGCATTTGGTGAAGGCAAAATCAACTTTGCTATTACTAGAGATGCGAATGCATACAGTCCCGAAGTGGATGAATATGTTATTGCGATCTATGATGGTCAAATTTTACAACCAAAGATTGATTTTACTTTTGATGGAAATTTAATCAATTTCATCAATTTGGTGCCTATTACGGGTAGAAGACTCGATCTGTTCTCTATTGAAGCACCAATTCCTTCTTTTGGCTCTGGTGCCGTTGGTTTTTCTCGTGTTAATGCGGCAGGTCAACTTACTTCTGTCGAAGTTGCGGAGGGTGGATCTCAATATAGATTTGCATATCCTCCTAAGGTTGCAGTTAAGTCTAACAATGGATCAGGATCTTCTGTACAACCTCTAATTAACGGAATCAAAAATACCACTCTTCTAAAAAGTGGTAGAGGTTATAGTGATACAAATCCTCCTACTGTTGTAATTGAATCGCCAACTCAAGAGGGATCTGTTGCTGCAGAAATTAGGGCGGTAGTCACAAATGGTACTGTTACATCTCTAGAAACTATTTCTTCTGGTAGTGGATATACATTTACACCCAGAGTTACCTTCAGACAACCAGGCGGCGCTGAGCTGGGCGCAGTCACCATGACTTATGGTGCAAATGGTGGTGTAATTGCTGGACCCCCTCCAATCGTTAACGGTGGTAGCGGATATACGACAGCACCTGAAATTTATGTTGACGAACCTGATGGTATCAACCCCATCAAAGCATCTCTTAGAGCAAACCTTACAAATGGTGTAATTACCTCGATTACTGTTTTGAATGCAGGTCAGGGTTATACTACTGCTCCTAGAATTGCAGTCGTCAACCCAACTGGCGCTCAAGTCCTAGAAACAACTGTTGATGGCACGGGACGTGTTATTGATATTGAGTTGCTAAGTGGTGGTAGTGGTTATGAGGATATTCCGTCTGTTTATATCGTTGATGATAGAACAGATACTTCTGGCGTATACATCGGTGGTGTTGGTGCAACCGCAACAGCGTCGATCTTTAACGGTCAAATCACTGACATCAACATTACTAATTTTGGTAGTGGATATAGTGCCGCAAATCCTCCAAAAATCATTATTCAGGCACCTCCTCAAGCAGAAGCTTCTGTCGAAGTGGGTCTTAATGAAATTACTGGTTTCAGAGTCCTTACCAGTGGCAGTGGATATGAAAAATGTAGATTTGAAGGTTGCGCTAGAGCAGCTAGTGGTATCACTGCATATGAAGAAACTGGCAATGCAGTATTCAGCAACGATACTACCGCATCTTCACACGCAATTAACGCAGAAGTTAAGTGCCTAGACGCTTTGTTTGTCAAGAGATTGCTTGACAAATACATTGAGCAGTATCTTCCCGACATTCCTCAACTCGATTATGAATCTATCGATGTTAGGACTGCTATTAAAACCATTAAAGATTTTTATAGCACTAAGGGCACTTCGCTAAGTGTTGCTTATCTATTCAAACTTCTTTATGGTGAAAATGTAACTGTTTCTTATCCCAAGGATCAGATTATTAAACCATCTGCTGCGACTTGGGAAATCAACACTGTCCTTCGTGCAACTTTGGTCTCTGGTGATCCAGCAAACATTCAAGATGCTCTTATCCAGCAGGTTGAAGATATTGCAGACCCCAACATCAGAAATGCAAGTGCTCTAGTAGAAAACTACATTTCTATTGCTACTTCTGAAGACATCATTTATGAATTGATTCTTTCTGAAGAGACTATTGAAGGCACCTTTGTTGTCCCATATAAAACAAAACTTGCTGAGCCACTTGAGGTAGATAATGACATTATCACTGTTGACTCTACAATTGGTTGGCCAGAGAGAAACGGCGAATTTGTTATCGCTGGTAATGAAATTGTTGAATACAAAGAGAAGTCCCTAAACCAGTTTATCGAATGTACTAGAGGTTCTTCTAATACAACAGCACAATCATGGGATTCCGCTACCGTAGTTTCTTCCAACTTCTTTGTTTACCTTAATAGAGGCACAGCACAAGAAGTTGTCATGAATGTTGTTGGTATTGTTGATGCTCAACAAACCACTCTGACTGATACTGGATCTTATTATTTGCCAGGGGACAAACTAACAGTTTCTAAACTTGGTGGCACTTCAGACGACCCAAGACTCACAACTTGGTTGTATAACGTCAAAAAACTTCTACAAGTAGAATCAGTAACATTTGGTGGTATCAATAATCAGTCTGCAACAGTCACTACAAGCAGTCCACACGGTCTCCTAGTGGGTGATCAGGTGACTGTTTATGGTGCTAACCCCATTGTCTATAATGGCACCTTCCTGGTCACTTCTAGGGATTCTCAGACGGTATTCCAGTATCAGTTGCCACAACCTGCAGCAGTTATTCCCCAAGGCAATGTTCTCATTTCAGTTGACCTCAACAAAGGTAAGTCTCAGTCTAATGCTGTTAATGCTGCAATTAGTCCATATACGACTAATGTCCAAAACTCGTTTTTTAATACAGAGCATGTTTATGTTGCCTCTACGGGTATTCCAAACTATGAGATTGGTCCTTTCCTAGGATCTGCATTCCTACCTGGCAACCAGAGAAAACTAAACCGTTTCCCCTTCACAACAGAAACAATTTCTACAAAAACTGATACTATTCCTGGTCCTATTGGCACCTGGGTTAATGGTGTATCAGTTTTAGCATATAAGTCTAATAACAAAAAGACATTTGGTGCAGTAACCTCCATCTCTATCGATGATAGAGGTCAAAACTATGATGCTGCAAATCCCCCTGCATTGGCAATTAGCGGTGGTGGAGGATCTGGTGCAACTGCAAACGTCACTGTTGATGGATCTCTTTTTGAGATTGAAGTGACTAATGGTGGATCTGGATATACATCATCGCCTCTTGTGTCTATTGTTGGTGGTAGTGGGTCTGGTGCTTCTGCCACTGCTATTGTCACTAAAGGTGTAGTTTCCAGAATTCTTGTCAACAATGGTGGTAGTGGATACACATCACAACCCTTGGTAACTATTGTTGGTGGCGGTGGTCAAGGTGCAACTGGCACGGCATCTGTTAGGGGCGGCATCAAAGAGGTTACGATTACCAGTGGTGGTGCTTCTTATACTTCTATACCTACAGTATCTCTAAGTTCTGGTCAAGGTGCTGTTGCACAAGCAATTGTTAATAATGGTAGAATCATTTCTATCGCAATTATTGCCGCTGGTAGTGGATATACTACAGCACCAGAAGTAACCATTCAAGGTGATGGTTTTGGTGCAGTTGCTAGAGCAACGATTGATACTGACGGCGAAAATGCTGGTAGAGTTACTGGTATTGAAATTATTAACAGAGGTATTGGATACTCTCAAGGAACTACAGTCATTGGATTGAATTCGATTGGTCAAGACGCTAAATTTACTGCTAACGTTTTCCAGTGGACTTACAACCTGCAAGAATCTGAGAATTTTGATACTGCTCAGGGCACACTCTTTGAAGGATTTAATATTCAGTATGGTGGTGAGTACTCTCACGTTTCAAATCCCCAAAGACTTAGATATCTCTTGGGCGATAATTTGTTTGAAGACAGCAACGGGAATATTAAAGAGCAAGAAACATCTCTTGAGCACTCTCCTATCCTTGGTTGGGCATTTGATGGTAACCCCATTTACGGTCCTTATGGTTATATTGATCCTACCGATCAAAGCTCTGAAATCTCCAGAATTAGATCTTCATACTCTTTGAAGACAAACTTGATTTATGATGAAGTAACCAACATCACACCTGCTAGAGTTGATGGACCCGCTCTAACAACAGACGTTGCAGGCACATATATTGACGACTATCAATATGTTTTCGGATCTGGCGATCTAGATCAATACAATGGTAGATTCTGTAAGACACCAGACTTCCCTGATGGCAGATATTGCTACTTTGTCACTATTGATGCTACAGAAGATGGCAATCCTGTTTTCCCATATGTTATGGGTCCTTCCTATAACTCTATTGTTGACATTTGGAATCTTAGAGACTCTGCTGTACAGCAAAACATCCCAACTGGTGTTGTCCGTTACAGAGATCCATATGAAAACGTCGATATTGACGTTGAGAGGACTCCAAACGCCTCTACAAACGCTCTAACTACAGAATCTGGCGATATCCTACTATTTGACGCCGAAGACGAGAATAGAGACGGTATTATTGATCAGGCGGAGATTGATGATCCCGAGCAAATGTTTGAGGAGTCTCCCCTACAAGTATTTGATTATTTCCCCGCAGTTAAATTCGACTCCAAGGTTGATATTGAAGTTGAAACGATTACTAGATTTGAAGATGCATCTGTAACTGGATTTACAATTGAAAATGCTGGTCAAAACTATCAGGTTGACGATAGACTGGTCTTTGACAATACTGATACTGGTGGATCTGGTGCTTCTGCTCGTGTTTCTAAGATCAAAGGTGAAAATGTAGAATCTTATACCTTTGAAACCGTTGATGGTGTTAATTATGGTATTCTTCAAGCATCCAATCCCCACAATCTAGTTATTGGTGACAGGGTTTTTGTTGATTATACACCAGTAACCGAAAATACCAATAAAGAGTATGTTGTAAGACAATATAAAGGTATTGAGCAGGTCGTTGTTGATGTTAATGGTGCAGGATACAACTCGGACATCCCCCCAACGGTTATCATTGATGGAGATGGCACTGGCGGTGAAATTGAAGCGATTGTAAATCAAGTTGGTGCTATTACTGAATTCAATGTCTTGAATTTTGGATCTGGATACACTCAAAATCCTCGTGTCATTCTTTCACACCCACAGGTCTTCAAAAAGGCAGATTATTACGTCTCGACTATTGGTCATGGTATAAATGTTGATCAACAAACGTCTATCAATGATGTTTTTGTTAATGATCTGAAAGAAGTTTACATTTGCGGTGAAACTGTAGATAGCACTGGAGATACCATTGGTTATATCTCTAAACTCAACTCTACTGGTGTTAAAGTTTGGGAAACCACTCTAAAACCCAATCAACCTAGCACAACCAAGAATCTTTCCTTCAAAAAACTTCTCGTTGATGGAAATGACATTTGGGTAGTTGGTGATGCTCGCACAAATACAACAATTCTCGATGCATACAATCCAGATATCTTCTTGGTAAAATATGTAGAAAATGCTAATGGTCTAGGTGCAACTCTCGGATTCCAGAAAGCATATGCAGGTATCTCTGGATCCACAAGAGCAGATAATGTAACTTCTCTAGAAAAAGTATCAGATACTAGATTTATCATTGGTGGTTACACAAATACCAACTCTGCATATCCATATGATGCATTCTTGGCAGTACTTGACACTACTGGTGGATTTACTGTCAAGAGAAAACTTACATCTCCCAATAAGTCGGAAAAAATTACTGACATCGTTGTAAATGGCGATGATGTATTTTTCTGCATGGAAACTGCAGCAACATCTTCTGCTACAGACCTAAACGTCGCTATTGGTAGAGTTAGCATCTCAACTCAAGCAATTACAGTTGCCTGGATCAAAGAAATTAGCAATAGTGTTTATTCTTTTGTAAGTCCTAGCATTGCAGTCGATGAATTTGACGAATTCTATGTCACAACTGGTCTAAGACTAAAAGCAACTCCTACAACTAAGGATAGATTCTGGGTTGGTAAGTTTAATGAATCTGGCACTGAGATTTGGAATTATGCCTATGTTGCTCCTGCTGGTGGCAATATTGACATCATCGACACTTCCGAAATTGATATCTTTGGTGATCTAAACGTTGGATACACACAAGTTAGCACCACCAATTCCAAAACCGACGTACATACCCTTAAGATCAAGTATGACGGCACAATTCAGAAGCACAACAGAAATGAGTTTGTTTCCGAATTGGCAACAACTACTAGCAATAGAATCGAAGGTATTGTTGGTAAATCTCTTGCTGTTGACTCTTCTGGTGATGTCCACATCTTTGGTCAAAGCAAGTGGAATAGAAATGAGTTAATCCTTCAGTTTATCACTGATATTAGCGATCAAACTGGTCACTACGTTCCCACAAGTGTTGGCGCAAGTGACGCATTCAAGGTTGAAGATAATGTTGCTAAAATCTTTGGTTATCAACCTGCGGGTCTTAACACCACTTGGGAGAATGCATATCTACAAATTCCTAGTGCTCAACTAGGCACATTGCTTGATGGCAACTGGACTCTTGAATTCTTCATCTACGTTGACTCTACGGAGTCACAGACCCTCTCTCAGGGTTATCAGACACTACTAGGTGTTGGTGGCGCTCAGACCGCTACAGGCGGCATCTGGTTTGGATATGACATGGGCACTGGCAAACTGCAATTGGCAGTTGCCGATAACACAACTCTGCTTAATACAGCAACTGCTCTAGAGTCCACGCAAACCACAATGTTTGCAAGTAACACCTGGGCAAAATATACTCTGCAGAAGAGTGGCAATACTTATACCGCTTATGTCAATGGTATCCAAATTCTACAAGGCACCCAGTCTAACACAAGTTTTGCAAACAAAGATCTATTCTTCGGCAACCAAGTTGGTTGGGGTGCTGGCGCAACTGATTTTGCATCCGATCGTCAGGGTCAATTCAGACTTGATAACGTCAGACTGAGAAACAGAGCAATTACTCCTACTGTACCTTCCGACATTGTTACTATTCCATCCAACGGTGATTTTGCTTTTGCATATAACTGGACTGATGATGCTTGGTTTGCTGACTTTACAAATACCTATAACTACGCAGATTATCAAGGTATTGGATTCAAGATTGACAAGAATCAAGACACAACAAGACTTGGTGATCTAAATGCAAGTGATTCTGACCTATTTGCAAATACTGAGATTGACCTAGTTAGGACAGCAGTTACACCTGTAACTGGTGCTGGTTTGACAATTACTAATGTTGGTTATGCTCTGGCAGATGCTGGTTTCCAAGCACTTGATTATGACGATTCCACAACAAACTATACCGTATCTGGTAGTGGCACGCAAGGTGGATCTACGGAATTGACATATCAGCAAGATGTCTGGTCTGGACGCACTGCAACTGTTCCTTCTCCTGGATCGAGAAAGGTTAAAGCAACTGCAGTTGTTAAAGACAGATACTTCTTCAAGGTTACAAATACTGCAAAGATTGATAATATCCTCGCTCTAACAATCAATCAACCCTTTGTCTTTACTGTTGGTGCAAAACTTGTATTGAATACTGAGGCTGACAGTTTTATTAACAGTGGATACATAACTTCTATTGATTATACAAATAGAAAAGTATATGTAGCAGTAAACAATAATGACTGGACAAATGACCTGAATACAGGTAGACTCAACACTGTCAGGTTTGATGAGCAAAGTACGTACGGAATTAGAGGTCCTATCCCTAATGATGTCAATGAGATGAAGCAATACCAGTTTGTGGAGGTTGACAACACCACTCCTGGTACATTTGATATCGACCTTGCAGACTTTGATGCTCCTAGTGATATTGGAGGCACTGATAATTTAGATGAATATGCTAGATTCAAACCCTTCCAAGAAGATCAATATTCTGTAAAAATTGAAGAAGTATCTGGTGTAACTAGTTTTGTTGTTGGATCTGTTGTAAGTCTTTCTTCTAGTGATGTAAGTTACAACGCTGGATATACAACCATTAACATTACTAATCTAACTGGTGTAACTAAAATTACTCTAATTACTAATCTTAACAAAGTACTTCAGGTTACTGCGGTTGAAACAAGTGATACGGTATATGTAATTACATCTTCCAGCCACTATCTTAAAGAGGGTGAAAATATTTTTGTTGATGGTAATCCATCTCAAGAAGTTAATAGTGTTGTTTATGATGAGTATGATGGTGCATTCTCGGTTGAAGATGTCATTAGTATTAAGGAATTTACTTACAAGTTGCCTCAACAGGCAGTAACTATTCCTTCTACAACACCTGGCAATGTGGACATCTTTATTAAGTCTCCAACTTTGAAGATGTATTATGGTCACCAGTATGTGTTTGATCTCAGTCACTCTTCTATGGTTGGTGCAAACCTTTCGTTTGCTAGAGATAGTCTCTATAAACTAGAGTATTCCTTCAACCTAATTTCTAGACAAGGATCTCCTGGTGTCACTGGCGGTGGTCAAGCCAATCCTACAGTCACATTTAAAGTTAATACTGGTCTAGTTACTAACATTTCATATTACTTTGACCCTGGTAGGACTGGTGATGACTCTCCCGTTATTCCTGGATCTTATCTAGATGTTGTGACATCTCCATATAATGGAGAATTCCAGATCAGTAGTACTTCGGGTGGCACTATCACAACTGGTGATGACACCATGAGATTCCCTCTACTTAATGAGCCTGAGGGTCCTGCAGCAGTCTCCACTGCTTCTTATTCCACTAGCTCCACAAAGGCAGTTGGATCTATCGCAGATATTCGTATTGTTAATACGGGTGGATTCTATACTAGACTACCTATTGTTTCTTCAATTCTTTCTAACAGAAAAATTGAAAGAATTCAAATCAATGAGCCTGGCACTGAATATGCTGTTGGTAGATACGATAGTGTCCCTATTGCTGGTGACGGCGAAGGTGGTTTTGTATCTCTAGTTGTAGAAAATACTACCGATGATGAAGGATTGACAATTCCTGGTCAGATTGTATCTGCTACGGTTACTTCTCCTGGCAAAGGATACACTACAGCATCTATTGATGTTGAGTCTATTCCTGGTATTCTTGGCGCTGGTTTGACTGGATCTGGTGCAGATCTTCAAGTTGTCATTCCTCCTTTTGGCACTGGTGCAGCAATCTTCACTAGAGGCACTAACGTTGGTAAGATTAAGAAACTTAAGAATAACAACTTTGGTTATGATTATCCTCATGACTACACGTTGCGTCCTGAAATTACTTTCCCCATCAACGCACAACTAACATCTACCAGCATTCTGTCTAGTATTACTGTAACTGATCCTGGATCTGGATACTCCCAGGCACCTACTGTTGTTATCACTGGTGGTGGTGGATCTGGTGCAATTGCAGAAGCGACAATCAAGAATGGTCGTATTGATGACATCATTGTTAAGGATCCTGGATCTGGTTATTCTTCGACTCCTACAGTTGGTTTGAGATCTTCTTTCAACTATGTTGTCAACCTTGATTTGGGTCTATTGCAGTTTGCATTCCCCCATGGTATTCAAAATGGTGCTGAAGTAACTCTAAATGTAGTTGATACTGGAGATGGTGCAGACTTCCCCTTGGCAGCAGGTGCTCTCGGTAGATTGAATAGCACTACAACATATTATGCAATTGCTGGCACAGCACAGTCTCTTGATGATGATCAATTGAAACTTGCTATTACTCCAGCAAACGCTGAGCTTGGTGATGCAATTTCTTTTGCAAACGCTGGTATCGGCAGACAACAAGTACTAACTGAGTCTTTTGGTGCAACTGCAGAGGCAAACGTTACCACCTCTATTTTCCTAGAAGGTGAGCAAGTATATCAAGGACCATCTATTGAAAATGCAACCGCAACTGGTTTTGTCTCTACTAATGACGGTTGGCAAATTGGTCCTAGACTTCTCAAGATTGTAGATTACACAGGAGACTTTGTTTCTGGTGAAAGACTTACTGGTGTAATTTCTAAGTCTTCTGGTATTATCAGCGACCTGAAAATCGCTACTGGTGTCCTAGAAATTGGATCAATTACTCAAACTACTGGTCAGTTTATTGATGACGTTGGTAAACCTTCTGAAATTATTCAGAAAGTCCAAGACTCCTACTATTATCAAGACTTCTCGTATGCTGTTAAGTCTTCTGTTTCTATCAGTGATTGGAAAAATATTCTACTCAAGAATGTCCATCCAGCATCCTTTAAGGTGTTTGGTGAGCTGAATCTGAATGAGTATGCATTCATTCCCAATAAGGAAACTGCATTCCAACTTACAAAGTCTGTTGAGTTGGCACAGCAAGCAACAGTTCCTAATATTCAAAACTTCACTCTGGTTGAGCCCGTTTATCAGGAATTCAATAATACTGAAGTCCTATTCAGACAGAAGCGCCTGACTTCTTCTGAGAATATCTTGACTTCTGTTGTACAAAGAATTGATGATATATCTAGTCTCTTTGATGGTGTTAGGACAGCATTCCCACTAACGGTTAATGGAAATACAGTTGTTGCTAATGCCAATCAGTTGATGATTATTCTCAACGGTATTACTCAAACACCAGGCACTGCATTTGAAATTCAGGGTGACTCTGTTGTTTTCTCCGAACCTCCTCAACCCGATGCGAGCGTAAGATACGTCAACGTTACTGTTGATACTATTGATACTGTCCAACTGGAATTTAGCAACGAATCTGGCATTTTCCCCAATCCTGGTATGGAAGTTGTCGGTGGATCCTCCACAGCAAGACTCACTGTTACTTCTGTTGTTGGAAACACGATCTTCGGTTATAGAACTACAAATGTTAATTTCATTGCTGGTGAATTGACAACTGTTGGTGCTACTGGATTTGCTGGTAACGTAAGACAAATTCAAACCTTCACGTTTGATAACACCACTGGTAGTTTGGGAGAAAATCAGATTGGTCAAGAAATTGTGGCTTCATCTGGCGCAACAGCAGTAATTACAAATGTAATTGGCAGTGAGGTTTATGCATATGTGACTACAACACAAATTCCATTTGTTGTTGGTGATTCTGTTACTGTCACTTCAAATCAACTTGAAAATTATGGTGGATTTACTGGTGATGTAAACACAATTTCTTCCAGAGTTGATACTCCTGTTGTTAATAATGGTCTGTTTGTCTTTGGCGAAACTGTAAGAAACTTTGATGGTAATACTGCTAAAGTTGAAGAAATCAACCTTGAGAAAGGTCAAGAAATTGCTCGTGGTAAACTGAGATATACTATTGGTCTTTCTACTACTCAGTTTGAAGTTATTCTGGCAGATGGCACAGAAGCACCTGTTGCTGCAGGTACTTTTGAGGTTGGTAAGAAATATCAGTTTGGAGCAGAAATCTTTGCAGTAACAGGGGTTACTGATGGTGCTCAGTCAACAACGTTGACCGTACTGAGAGGTCAAGATGGCACGACTTCTACTCAACAATTGGAAGATTCTCCAATCTACGGTACTGATATTAGTATTACTGATAGACTAATTCTCAGTAAGACTACTGGTACATACAAGTCAACTCCTGGTCTGTATGACATTCAATTAAACGATGTTATTATTGCTGCTGGATCTGGTGTTGTTGCAAGAGTTACTTCAACTGCTGTATATACTGATCCTGTTACCAATGAAGCAATTCCTTCGGTAACAATCTCTGAAGGATCATCTTTCTTCGGTCTGCTATTCAACAGATTGATCTCTACAACATATCCTAACGTCATTATTGATGACATTGCTTCTTCTCAGATTTCTATTGTCGATTACACTGACAATACCACTGCGTTTGATTTCCAATTCCCAACTAACGAATTGATCAACTACTATGTCATTACGACACAAAATCAGAGTGGTGCGTTTACTGAGAATGAGTTTATTAGAAACTTCAGTCTCGCATATGGTAATGAGGTCGGTAGTTTCAGTGCAGATGATCCTGGTGTAGTAAGAAAACTAACCTATAAGAATCAATCTACGAATGGTGTAGGATTCTTCTCTCCTGGTCAAGTTATCAGATCTAGAAATTCTAAAGCAGAAGTTATTGCATATAGTCAAGCGAGAAAGACTGTATTCTTAGGTAAAATGGGTCGTTGTCAATCGACTGGCGAAGACTATCATGAAATCGATTTCCAAAATAGTGCTCAATTAGATACTGCCCAAAAGAAATTTGGCACAGCATCTCTGCTTCTAGACTCTGCTACTACAGACTATGTTGAGACCAATGCAACATCTGCTGAGTTTGGATTTGGCGTTGGCGCATATACCATCGAGTGTTGGATTAGATTGACTGATGTAACTGGTAACAAGACGGTATTTGACATGAGGACTGCTGATCCTCAAGTTGCTCCCTATCTCTATGTTGATGGTGCAAATCTCAAATATCACATCAATGGCAGTGATGTAATCACAAGTGCTGCACTGTCTTCAAATACTTGGTATCACGTTGCTGTTTCTAAGTCAGGATCTACAACTAAGTTGTTTGTTGATGGTCTTCAATCTGGTGGTGACTATGCAGATGGTGGTAATTATGTTTCTCCTTTGACTGTCAGAATTGGTGCTGACCGTAGTGCTGCTAATGGATTTGATGGTCATATTGATGAGTTTAGAATCTCTACTGTTGCTCGTTATACAGCGACATTTACTGCTCCTACGGGTATCTGGCAGGGTGATACAGATACTAAACTTCTAGTCCACTTTGATGGTGCTGATGCACAAACTTACACGGATGATTGGTCTGGTGTTGCTACTTGGGCAGATACTGATCAGTTTGCAAATGATGCAATTCTAGAGACAACTCGTGCAAACTCTGCTAACGTCCCTGCGGGTTTTGTTGGTAAGTCTCACAGATATCTGGATGCAGCAAATCTGTTGGCAGCAAATAAGAAATTCCTCGCAGAAGAAGTTGTTGCACAACTAGTAGCACAATATCCTTCCCTAGTTATCCCTGGTGGTAATATTAACTGCATTGATGACGTTGAGGATATTGTTGAGCAATTGGTTGAGGATCTTAGAAATGGATCTAACAACCACATGTGGGATGCTGCTGCTCTGTATGTCAACAGAAACAACAACCCAGTAACTCTCAACCACGTTGATACAGAGATCACTGAAACTATCTGGGCATATGACAGACTTGCAGTTCTTGCTAAGGAAGTCATCAATAATGTCTTGGTTACTGTAACTGGATCTCATGGACTCACTCAAGTCACTGACGCATCTCTCACAGACTCTTCTTACACAACTCTCACGACTAAGCAACCAACTGCAGCCACTTATGATCCTGCTACAGGTGATTTGGTATTGGAAATTGGCGGTCACTCTTTGACTACCGCTGATAGAGTTACTTTGACTACTGAATCCATCACATTTACTTGCACTTCGGATGGAAATAATCTACAAGTTGCATATCCTCGTGTAACTGATCCTGCACATGAAGCAGTCTTACCAATTACTGCAACTACTGCGCTTTCAATCACTGTTAATGTTGGTGCTTCTCCTGTTGGACAGCAATATACTCATACCTTTGTGAGTGCTACTAGCAATGCAGTTGTTGTTTTGGATTACTCTACTGCAGATTGTGCTGACGTACAAAACACGATTGATAACCTAGTTGATATTCTCACTGATACTCTTACTGAGGCAGAGACACCTACTGTTGCTACCAGCAATACTGGTGACTGGTTGGGCACCATCACTAAAGTTGAGCCTGCATACGAATATCTTGGTGCAGTTGCTGATTCCTTTACTGAGATTACATTCACCTCAACTTATCACGATGCTACAAATGATATTGTTTATACTAATCAAATCGGTAGTGATTCTCTCAATAGATTTAAGGATGCTGCAAATCTAATTCGTTTCAACAGAGGCGCAATCGTAGATAAAGCAGCGTATGACTTGATCGTTCGCTATCCCGAATTGGCAACTACTATGCCCAGAAATGTTGGGTATACTGGTCTTGACACACCTCCTGGCACTTTGCGTTGTAAGACTGACCTTGGTTTGATCTTGGATGCTATTGCAAATGATATTGAAAATGGTGGTAATGAAAAGACAATCGGTGCAATCGAAAGTTATCTTGGTGCTAATGACGAAATTCAGCATATCAGACTTCAGATGCTACAGTCTCTCTACGCTCATGAGCGTTTGGGTATCTACGCAAAGCAAGCAATTACTGGAGATCTAACTGAAGACAATACCGATAATGTTATTGTTGGTGATTGGGGTATTACAAATGATCCTGGTAACTGTGCAAATGTCCAGTCTGCAATTGATACTCTGATTGATCTTGCTAATGAAATGCTTGCTCCTACAGGAGATCGTTTTAGAGATGCTGGCGATTTGCTCTTCTTCAATAAAGAATATATTTCTGATGAAGCAGTCGGTCATATTGATAACAATTTCTCTTATGTTGCCAACAACACACTTTATAGAGCATTTGAATATCCTGGCGGCACATCTGGTAGAGACAGATGTAAAGTTGATATTGGTCTTCTAATCGACAGCGTTATCACAGATTTGTTGACTGGTGGTAATAGTAACACCGTCAGGGCAGCTGAATTCTATGTAACTTCTCAATTGGGTCTTACCCATGTTGAGGATCAAATTCTTGCTACTGTAGAAGCATTTGATCGGGTTAAATTCCTTGGTCAGAAAGCAATCAACAACCTTCTGTATAACAGGACTGATAGTACAGAAGGTGATCAATATAATGCCATTTGGACTTTTGAAGAACCTTATCGTGATGACACGATTACTGATTCTAATGGTGCTCCATACAGTGATACTGATTGTGCTGATGTCGTGCAGGCATGGACAACTCTTATCGATACTATCATTGACACAATAACTCCTGTTGGTGATGAGGGTCGTGCTGCTGGTAAGATGATTATGTTTAACAAAAATTTCTTCAGAGAGGAAATTTCTGCAGAAATCGAGCAGCAGTGGGGATCAGGCACTTGGCAGTATGATGACTTTGTTAATGGAATTATTGATGACATCGTTGCTGACATCGCTATTACCGATACCTCTGACAGCAATGTATTGTATGATTCCACATACACTCTTGACTTGCAAATGCAAGGCACCCCCAACTTTGAAGTTGGATCTACAATTGAGCAAAGACAAGGTAGTCCCACAGCGACAGTCCTTCGCACAATGACTGTTGTGGAAGTCTTTGATGATACATGGTATGGAATTAACGGTCAGCTACTGACAAATATTGTTGTTGCTAACGTTGAAGATCCTGCTAATCCTGGTGTTGCTGCAGCACCTGTCCAGAATGGATCTTATCAATTCTATTATGGTGTTTCGGGCGCAAATGATTACAGGCAAGGATCTTACGTTACCAATGGTCCTAACAGGACTTGGGGTGATCTAGATCGCAGATATTTTGAAAATCCCGCTAACATTCAAACTATTGCTAGGGCAAATACAATTTCTTCCCTAGTTGCTGGTACATCGATTAGTCAAAACTTCTGGACAAATCCCGAAAGATTTGAAATTAACTGGAATAGACAGAATGTTAGTGTTGATGCCGATACTGGTTATGAGTCTCGCTCTCCAGATGGCACATTTACTGCAGATAGAATTTATGCAACTCAGGCATTTGCACCTGTATACCTCTCTAGAAATTATGGTCTCTCTTCTTATGAAACATTTGATGGCACTAACTTAACATTTGATAATCAGACTGCAACTACTTTTGATGAAGGATCTACTACAGAGACTCAAACCTGGACAGTTTCTTACTTTGCGAAGGGACAACTCCCACCTCAATGGTCCCAAGGTATGCGATACATTCGCTTCCAAGCTGAATTGTCTTCTCCTGGTGCAGCTCCACAGCAAGTTTTCTTCGATGTTGATTTGCTAAATGGTAGCATTGGCAGTGTATTCCAACCTCAGGGTGGCATTACGGTTGATGATGCTGGCATCGTTCCTGTGGGAGATGATTGGTATCGCGTTTATGCGACCATGACGTTTGGATTTGGTTTCAATAACATTCAACTACAGGCTCGCATTAGATCTAGATTTGGTGCTGAATTCCATGGTGATACTGGTAGTGGTAACTACATTCGTCTATGGGGCGCAAAAATTAACCAGGGTGCTCTTGATCCTTACCGTGCAGTTGGTGGCACTATTTTCTATGACAATATTGAATACAATGTCAAGAAATACACTCTATTCAAATTGAGACTTTACATGAATCAGGCTCTCAGAAATGAGCTCATCGGTTTCGGACAATTCTCCAGTTTCCAATCTTACTCAAATGCTGGAGGATCTCAACTTTATTCTGAATATGGCGCTAATGTAGATGGTGAATATCAGAGAATTGTCCGCTATCTGATTAACATTCTCGACCAACAACTTGAGAATGATACCTATATCAATAGTGTTGTTGCTGCAAGTGGCATTACTATCCCCACGCGCACTTATGGCATTAGAGAATACTATCCTGGAGTATGGAGAGATTATCCTACTCCCACTAGCGGTGCTATTTCTCAGGCAGATGCATTTTATGGCACTCTCAGCGATGCGTATGCAGAAGTTCGCTCAATTGTTGCTAACGAAGCACAACTTGTTAAAGAATATAAGAGATTCCGTATTTCGGGTGATGTGACTGACGGTCCATTTGTAATGAATGAGACTTGTCAAAAGCAAGGTGCTCCTGGCATTACTGGTGAAATCTATGGATTCACTTCTGACGAAAACTTCTCTTATGTTGATGTTGTTGTTACCGCTGGCACATGGCAAGTGGGTGATGTAGTTGTTGGTGCTACAAATAGCACAACAGCAACTATTGCTGCTATCGAAGATAGAATTCAACTTAACAAACTGAAAGGAGACTTTGAGGATAATGTCCCATTCCGAGGATATACTTCCACACAAACTGCAGAAACTGTTTCGTTCATCAAAGCAGACGCAGCAGTCTTGCAAAACACTGGTGGTAAACTAACTGTTGATACAGAAACTCTAAATGGAGAATTTGAAACTAACGCAGTTGTTTACGCAGAAAATTCTGAGCAATATCTTGAAGTTTCTAAATTCAGTGGTCTGGACGTTTCGGTCGGTCAGAGAATTGTTTCTGATGGATATACAAGATTCGGTATTAACATTATTAGCAACCTCAATAACTTCACTGTAGGAAACAGACTTTACAAAGTTGTTAATGGTATTCAAGATACTAACACCTACGGTATTATTACTGAGGTTGATCTTGATAACAACTACGTCTATATCACACCTGTCTTTGGTACATTTACCGTTACTGACATTGTTGGTGACTATGGTATTGGTGAAGCATTCCCCGTTGGATATGCAAGTGTCGCTACTTTGGTTGAAACTCCTGGCGCTGCTGCTGGTCTTGTACAAGATATTAGAACGGTTGGTCTAAATGTAAGACTTTATCTGAGTGATGTCGTTGGCACGTTTGATACTAAAGATGCTGTCCGCGCAGCATTCCCTGAAGCAGGTGCAATTAGTAACGACTATCGCGCAGTTATTGTTTCTAAGATTGAATTGAAAGCTAGAGTCAGAAGATTCTTCAAAGGATTTGATGGCACTACTACTACCTTCAAACTTACGTCAAATAACGGTGATCCTTACTTCCCCGATCCCGCAGGTCATATCTTGGTCTTCATCAATGGTATTCTCCAACCTCCTGGTGCAACCAACGCATATACCGCATTCTCGGATACGATTCAATTCACCGAGGCACCTGAGTTGGGATCCTCATTCACAGGATTCTATGTCGGTAAACTGAGACAGTTGGATGATATTTCCTTCGACTTCGACTCGTTGAGACAGTCTTTCAACCTGAGAAGAGATGGTACATTCTACTCGCTGACTCTTACAGATGGTGTCCAGTCCACAGTCATCCGTCCAGAAAATAACATCATCGTTTCGCTCAATGGTGTTATTCAAGAACCTGGCGTTGGTTTTGAGATCGTTGGTTCTAGAATCATCTTCTCTGAAATTCCTCGTGTGGGATCGACTTTCGTTGCATTCTCCTACGTTGGATCTGAAGCAGACGTTGACGCAGAGACAATTGTCCCCCCAATCGAGCCTGGTGACCTAATCGAGATCACTGGTGAGGTTGAAGATAGAGAAGTTGCGGTTATCGAATCTTCTAACTCGCTAATCACCTTCGATTATCTTGGATCTGTCTTTGGTAAAGACGCTGCAGCATCAGCGATCCTAACTTCTGGCACACTAAATACAGTATCGGTTACCGCTCCTGGATCTGGTTACACAACTAGACCTAACGTTAGAGTTGACTCTATTAGTGGTTTTGACGCACAGATTAGAGCACTAGTTGGTGTTGCGGGTGTTACGATGTCCGCTCCTGGATCAGGATATCAAAATCCTGATGTTTCGGTTGCAACTAGCGTCGATGATAATTACATTGCTCCCAACCTCGCAAACTACGGGGAAGAAGCAATTGATCCTGAGATCATCACTCAAGCTTCTACCACTGATGCACAACAACCTCTAGTAACAGAGACTCCTACCATCAATGGTGGTGTTGTCAGACCTGCATAAATAACTAAAAATTCTTAGGGATAATGACCAAGCAAACTATTGGATTAGGCAGTGTCGCCAATGACAACACTGGAGATACTCTCCGTGCTGGCGGCACAAAAGTCAATGAAAATTTTGATGAAATTTATACTGCCCTGGGAAATGGATCTACCCTACAGGTTAATGTTGCTAATGCAGCCGCTAATCAGGTATTAAAGTACAACGGATCTACTTTCGTTGCTTCTGACTATAATATTTTGACTTCTGCACTAGATGTTAATGGTCAAAACATTGTTTCTACTAGTAATGGAAATATTTCTTTTGCCACTAACGGAACTGGTGATATTACCCTTGGTGTTGGGGGTGTAACATCAACATTTGATGGCACTACTGGTGGAATTACATTCCCCACAACTGTTGCAGTATCAAACGAATACACTTCTTTGG